CTTGTATAACTTCTGTTAAATCTATATTTGCTGTTCCATCAAAGCTAACACCATGTATAGTTCTAGCAGTCTCTAAAGCTGTAGCTGTAGCTGCATTACCTGTTGTGTCTTGATTTAATGTACCAACTGTAAAGTCTAATGTACCATCTCCATCTTCGTAAGTAACTGTAATACCACTTTCAGTATTACTTGATACCATAGCTCCTACAATATCTTGAACTTGTTCTGTAGTAAGAGTTGCTGAAATTTTAGAATCTAATTGTGTTTGTATATTAGATGTAACACCATCAAGAAAATCAAACTCAGTAGAAGTTACACCTGTTGCATGTAAAGTATCTAAATAGTTTAATTCAGTTACACTACCTGTATATCCATCTAATACGTTTATCTCTGCTGCTGTAGCTGTTACTCCATCTAATATATTTAGTTCGGCTGTAGTTGATGTCACACCATCAAGTATATTGAGTTCTGCTGTAGAACTTGTAACACCATCAAGAATGTTTAGTTCTGCTGTACTAGATGTAACTCCATCAAGTATATTAAGTTCGGATGCTGTACTTGTTACACCATCGAGTATATTTAACTCTGCAGTTGTTGAAGTAACTCCATCGAGTATATTTAACTCAGATGCTGTACTTGTAACTCCATCTAAAATATTAAGTTCTGCAGTTGTAGATGTTACACCATCTAGTAAGTTTAATTCAGTAGTAGTAGCTGTTACACCATCGAGTATGTTAAGTTCTGTTGTAGTTACTGTAGCCCCATCAAGTATATTGAGTTCTGCTGCAGTTGATGTAGTTGCTAGACTAACTGCTCCACTAGAAACTGTAAAGTCGTCTGAACTAAATGATGCTATACCTTTATTAGATGTGCTTGCATCTTCTCCTGCAATAGTAACTGTGTTTCCTGTAGCCGATGTATCTATGCCTTCACCACCTGCAACTGTTAATGTTTCACTATCTAAGTCAATGGCTATTGTACCACTATCTGTTGTAAGGTCTAGATCTTCTGCTGTAAGCTGTGTATCTACATAAGCTTTAACAGATTGTTGAGTTGGTACAAGTGTTGCAGAGTTTGAAGACATATCATCTTCATCTACAAAAGCTGTAATAGTTATTGATCCATCTGATAAACTACCATATGTTACTGTACCTGTTGTTGTTATAGCAGACGAGCCATTATCTATTGCACCAAAACCACTTGTAATACTTCCTGCATTTAATGCTCCAACTGTTGTAACATTACTAAGTGTATCTAGTGCAGACTCAAAATAAGTTTCAAAGTCTGTTAATGCAACTTGGACCATAGTGCCATTGTCATTTACAACAACTCTATCAGCATCTGCTAATGTAGTAGATGTAGCAGACGTGCTACCATCAACAATATTTAATTCTGTAACTGTAGATGTAATACCATCAAGTGCATTTATTTCTGCTGCAGTTGCAGTGACACCATCGAGTATATTAAGTTCAGCAGCCGTTGATGTAACTCCGTCAAGAATATTTAACTCTGCTGCAGTTGACGTAACTCCGTCAAGTATGTTAAGTTCGGCTGCAGTAGCTGTAATAGCAGTTCCATTAAAATTAATTGCATCTGCATGTATAGTACCATCAAAATAACCATCTTTAAATTCTAAAGAACTTGTACCTAAATCTATATCATTATCTGTAACTGGTACAATGGCCCCATCTTGTATTCTAATTTGTTCAACTGCAGATCCACTGACTTCAACAAATATACCCCATCTGTTATTTGAATCATCTACAACTATTTTGTTTAAAAAATCTAAATCACCTATTTGTGGAATATTACCACCTTGTCCTGCTGTACCATCGTGTCTGTGTCCAGTTGAACTTGCACTGCTTGAACTGTAAGCAAACGCATTAACTAATTGATTATACTCATTGTTAAATAACGCAGCAGTTATAGTATCTCCATCTGCGAAAGAACTTTGTCGTGTATAAGTTTGTGCCATTTATTATCTCCTGCCGGAAGGTACGAAATTTATATAAAGACCATTAATGGTATATGGTGCTTTTGTATCTTCACTTATTATTGTAAAATTATTACTATGTCCACTACCTTGTAGTGCAATTCTAACTAGGGGGCTTTTCGCACCACCAAATACATTTACATTAAAAACAGCATCTCCAAAATCAGCAGGTGGATTTACTATGCCTAAGTCAAAAATATTTGGTTGTGGTATATCTGTGCTACCATAATCAAATCTAACTTGTACGTTAGGTTCTACTACACCTTCTGCACTTGCAGATAGTTTTAAGTAATGTAAAGTTTTTAATGTTCCTAAATCTCCATAATCATAATCTGGTGTAGCATATCTTGCTAAAACATTAGAACCATTAAAATCATTTCCTGAATCATGTAAGAATACAAAACCATCTGTATCTCCATGATAATATTGTTCTACACCATTTTCATCAAATCCTGATCCTATTCCTGTAACTTCAATACCTCTTGTTTCAGACCATTGAAATCCATTTGGTCTTAATGTTCCTATTATTCCTCTTTGTACTGAATTAGATGTTCCAGTATTAGTATAAAATAATCTATACTGTGACTTTTCTCTAATAACAACACTATTAATTATAAAAGAATTAATATTTTCTGCTAAGTTAGTTATAGTTGGTTGTATAGATTGACTAATAGTTCCTAACTCAACGTCACCAATTCTTGCTGTACCGGCCACTGTTCTTAAACCATCTGGTGCTAAAAATACTAAGTCACCACCAATTTCTTGAATACTATAACCACTTAAACAACCTACATTTTTAGTTACAGGCACAATAGCAACTGTGCTTGAATTATTTATATTAATTAATTTAAATATACTATTCTTACAAAATATAAATAATTCATCACGGAAACCTTTAATACCTTCTATTTGATCTTCTAAAACAATACTACCTGAACCTGTACTAGTAAAATCAGTCGGATCTAATGTACCACTATAAAAAATTGTATTTAAATTATCTTCTACTCCTGCAGCTATTAAGTGTTTATCATGTATTGTAACGTATTTAACACCTTTAGTTCCTGTTACAGTAACTTCTTCTGCAAAAAATGTTCTATCGGTTAATGCTCCTGTTCCTTCCATTCTAAAGGCAAAAGGTTTATTAACCCCATCAGAAATAAATACTTGACCGTAATCAAAAGTTGCACCTTCAAATAATGCAAATTGACATTGCCCTTGAGATGTTCTTGTTAAAACACTTCTTCCTGTAAAAGCTGTATGATTATCTCCACTACTTGCTACTGAACTTCTATTTATTTGTAACCAACTTGTGCCTGTATTACTAAAATAAATATTTGTACCTGCAGTTACAATAACCCCATCAGCATAAGGAAACACGCCAAGTATAGTTGCTGTTCCTCCTGTAGGCTGTACAGCACTACTGCCTCCAAACTTTGTAAAACCATTGATTCTTCTATATCCACCTTCTGTAGATACTTCAAAGTTTAAAAGTTCTCGTGCTACTCCCGGAGTTCTTAACAAGTCTATTGCATTTGAGGAATTAATTAATCCACCATCACATGCAACTGTAAACGGTTGTGATGTTGCCATAATTAAAAGTATCTCCTATCATCTCCGACATATTTAGGAGCAGGATTAATTAAATTAGACTTCATTTGTCTCATGCCTTTTTTGTAATCATCTAGTGCAAAAGCTGCTTGTTGTGGGCTTTCTTTAAATTGCCACACGTAATATCTAGCTCTAGCAGTTATTACATTAGCGTACTGGTCAGGTAACACTATTTCATCTCCATGTGCTGATAAAGCTGTAGGTGCATTATATGCATAAAAATGTACGTTATATACTTTATCAGGTATAGGACTTAATCCAAACTTACGATGATCTGGACTACGTATAACATATTTTGGTTCTCCATGATTTTGAGTATCAGCATCATCATCATTTTCTGCATCTCTCAAATATCTGGTCCAATCATCTAATGTAATAAATCTTAGACCTCTAGAAACAAAAGGTGATGATTCTCCACTTACATTAATTGTAGTAATATAAAAATCATCCCAATCAATAGATGAATAATCTGTAGTAATACTCGAACTACCTGATTTTAATAAATACCATCTAGTTCCTGCTGTAGTTGCTACAGTTACATTACCATAGAAAGGATCTGTTTCGCCACTTGCTGCTGCTGCAAAAAATGGAAGTTGTGGTTCTTCATTGGCTATATCATTAATTGATTTGTTAATAGAATTTTTAACAAAGTTTTGAATACCTGTCGCACTAGCAAATGTAGCAGAGGTTAGCTCAATTTCATTAAGTTCACGTAAAACATCATTTGTTAGTGTTAGGAATGTTGTTGCCATTAAATCTCCAAATTAAAAGTGTAAGGGGGAAGCGAACACATGATTCCTTCCCCACTTACGAATTGCTTAGTCTACTACGTAGAAAGCAGATACTAGAGCTTCAGGTCTAAGTACTTCCGCACCATAAACGTGAAGACCTCTAACTATATCACCAAATGAATCAGGATCTCTAAGGACCTCTGTTGATGTTATAGCTTGAGCAGTAGCTGTTGACGATATGTGTCCTGCTAATACTTTACCAGTAGCGTTAGACGTACTAGCAACATTATTAGATTTGTACATATCAAATCCACGTAATTTACCACTTGATACTAAACCATTTCTCAATGATCCTTGACCTGCGTTGAAGTCAACGGATAGAAGTTTAGAGTCAGCAGCCGAAAGCTCTTCATAGAATGAAGGTGGTGCTAAGAACCATCTTCCTTCTTCAGGGATGCTTTGGTCGTCTAACAATCTAGCCATTCTAGCCATAAGGTCTAGAGGATCAACACCAGTTCCGTCAGAACCTAAAAGGTCTACTGAGTTTGTAGCGTGAGTCATTGTAGCATCAGCAGTTGAACTATCAGAACCGATAACGTGATCAGGTGAACTTGAAGATACACCCGAAAACATTTCTGCGATTACACCTGCATCAAAAGCATCTCTCAATGCATATGCAGCAGATGAACTTGCAACTTCTTTGAAGTTCACATGAGACATTGAAGTTTCAATATCATCAACGATGAATTTAAAAGCGTTTGCAATATC